TCGTTGCTTGTGGTGGTTATAGAAAAACTCAATTCTTCTCTTTATTACAAAGTCTCTTCATAAACGATAAAGTATTCTCATAATCAGAAATATGTTCTATAGAGTTTGAACTTTTCATTTTGGTGTTTCGCATAATTTAATTCTTTTTTTCCCTAACCAATATCCTGGATGACCTTTCTTGAAACCATTTTGAGGAATATTTCCTTTTTTATATTCTGTTTCTAGAGATAAGTGTTTTCCTTTCAACCACCAACCCCAACAATTTCTATATTTCTTCATTCTTGCTTTAAGTAATTTTTCATTAGAATAATGAATACTTGAATGTTGTGGTTGAGTAACAATGATAAGATTTTCAATACAATTATCAGTTTTAATCTTATTTTTATGATGAACAAACTCACGAGAATTTAATTGTCTTCCTATATGTTTTTCCATTATTACTCTATGCTCTGCATAATACTTACCCACTACATACTTAAAGTGTTCAGTTAAAATCTTATACAATTCTGGTGGTGTCCACTCTCTAACGTGTCGTTTATTCTTAGGATTCATCTCTCCTATTTTAGGATGATTCCTATTTGGACTAGAAATATAAACAATCGTTGCTTGTGGTGGTTCTCGAAAAACTCCATTCTTCTCTTTCTTACAAAGTCTCTTAATAAACGATAAAGTCTTCTCATAATCAGAAATATGTTCTATCACCTCAACACAGGCCACAATGTCAAATGCCATTAACTCTCTGGGTTCGTTGCGAATATCTATAACCTCAAAGGTTAGTTGAGAAGAATAGTAAATATTATTCTTATGTTTCTCATAAACCTGCTTACACCAATTAATATTATTTTCACTCATATCTATCCCCCAAACAAAATCTGCTTCATGAGATAAAATATATGAACCGTATCCTCCACCACAGCCCACATCACAGATTTTTGGTTTCCACTGAAACTTTGGATATTGAGGATGACATTTAACTTGGTCAATACAAATATTTCTAATATATTTGTATATTGATGATGTATCTGGATAAAGAATCCTTCCACACTTACGAAACATATCTATGTTTCTCATGTATTGACTTTCTTTAGAATAATTCATTTCTGCCCACTCCTTATAGTCTTTTTGAGTTATACTTTTATCTGCCATCTTTTTCGTAGAATAAAGGCTCAAGTTGATTTTTAAATACAAAATCGTAGTTAAACCTTTGTTTTAATTTAGTAAATGCACCAAGTGGCCTGTTCTTTTTTAATTCTCCAATGATTATTAGGGCTACGTCATGATAGAATCTATCTTCATCATCGTAGTTAACGGTTTCTATTAAAGAATTAAACTTGAAATACAGAGCATCTTCTCCAAAAAAATCTCTTAAAGGCGGAAAGCTTTCATTCAATACTAATAAACATTTTGAAAGAGCTGCCTCCAGTAATATTAATGGACAATTCTCTGACATGGTTGGGAAAATGAATAAATTAGATAGTAAGAATAAGTCCCTAACTGCTTCGTGTGGAATTCCCAACTCATATTCTTTGCCCTCTAGCGAAGTAAATATAATTTCCTCTCTTGTTAATCCACACTCAATCCCATAATGAATCAAATTCTCAACCGCTTTCTTTTCTCTTTCAGCATTAGCGTGAGCATTTGGACATATAAATCTAACTGATTTTCCTTGTTTCTTTATCTCTCCCAAGATTTTAATAACTTTTTTAGGTTGCTTGCCCGCAAATCTCGTAGAAGATAAAGGATAAACGTCTATTACGTCTGCTTTTAATAAACTATATTTATCTATTAGTTTTTCTACTAATGGGTGTAGTTTATAGAAGCTTCTTGGGTCTAGTGGATTAAACACTATTCTGACATCGTCTAATTTTCCGCTGTACATTTCAGCTAACCTTAAAGCGTCATAGTGGTTCATATAAATCAATTTAGAGTTTGGCATCATTTTGTACCTACAATCGTGTGGCTCTTTTAGGTTTGCTGGTCTTGGTGATGGTGCTGAGTGTGTCCAGTGAAACCACTTACACTTTAAATTTGGTTGTGCTCGTCTCATTGCCACATTGTAGTTTAAAAACCAACCCTGAAATATCAAGTCGTGCGTTAAGACGATATCTATATCTTTTAAATGTTCTTCGAATGACTCTTGGGCTACCTTAACTTGTTCCCAAAAATCCTTTGCCAATTCTTTGTTGGCAGAATAATCTACCAACTTAAACCTTGGTATAACCTTTCTCACCTCAACACCTTTTGGAATTTTGTCACCTCCAGTAAAATTATCGTGTACAAAAAGTATTGTTTCATAACCGTGTTTTACCAAAGTTCTAAGTTGATTATCTACGACACTTGTTAAACTATACGCCTTACTCCATTCGTAAAATGTGGTAAGGACTGCTATTTTAAGTTTCTTCATACTCCTCTGTGAAGAATTATTATGCAGCTGTGGTTGTGCTTGTAGAAGTTGAAGTAGATGTACTACTAGTAGAAGTAGAAGTTGAAGTAGATGTACTAGTGGTTGAACTAGTGGTACTAGAAGTTGTACTTGTTGAACTAGTACTACTAGTGGTTGTCCAAGTTAATGATGTTTCAATTTGTCCTAAATTTGGCATGTTAAGCTAATTCTGCTACTCTCAGTCGCTTTCCTTCCCCAGCACTAGACATAGCATAAATTGTTATATTTTCATTGACTGGTAACCAAATAGCATCTCCTTGTTCTATCTTAAATCCATACTTCGGTAGCGAACTTGTAGTTAAGGCAACTCCCACTGCACTTTGAGAACCAATAAAAATCTTAATATTAGTTCCCCCAGCAGCGTTCATTATGTAAAGCCACTTTCTTTCTGATAGATTTTCACTTCCAACCCTAACTGCTGTAACGCTGGAATTCCCAACATCAACCACTCCGTTAAGCATCGTTGTGTGTGCTACACCTGCAAAAATATCCATATTAATAATCCTCCAATCAAAATTTCGTATGGGGGTTCGAGAGAGTTTCCCTTAGGAGGAGTAAGTTCTTCAATCTCCAACCCCCAGCCCAAACTTCAATCGAAGTTGGGCTAAGCGACCTTTATTTTTTATGTTTTCTTTGATGTCCTAGAAGTGCTATTTTAACATTTGTGCTAAAGTCACACCCTGGAAAATCACACTTAAATTTCTTCTCCTCCGCTTTTTCTACACTTGGTTCTGGAACAACCTTAGGTTCTGGTGAAACAATCTTAGGTTCTTCTTCAAAATTCTTAGCTATCATTTCTTTAATAAGTTCCTTTTCTCTAGCAGGATTTCTAATAGTGTATCCAATATTCTTAATAAATTCTTCTCCGTGTTTCTTGTAAAGAGGATGTTTTCGTTTTTCTTCTATTCCCTCTCTTTTAACTATTTTCTTAGCTAAGTGAAGAGCAGCATATCTTACCAAATATTTTGGCATTATTACTGTTTCTCCTGATTTAATCTCCTCTTTATTCCCTAATGTTCCTCCGAATGGTTTGCTATCCCAATTAAATTGGAATGGCTCACTATCGATATTCGTGAACTTCTTGGCTGTATCAAACGACTCTTTAGGGTCATCTGGCAGCACTGTTGGGTTTTTAATTGCCATATCTTTCTTTAAGTTATCTCTTCAGTCGGGGCAACCGACTATTAATTATAATCGACCTTTTAATCCCAAATATTTCCCCCGTTCTAGCCTACAAGGAAAGCGTTAACGAAAGGGGGAAGTAATCTAAAATCAAACTTTATGCGAAGTCCTGATTGCAAACCCAAGGGTAGTTAAGTTCTGCCGAAACTACACTTGCTATTGCTGTTTCTGCTGTCCTGGAAATTGCACCAAAAATGGCGTCTCCAGCAACATCTACGTCATCTACTGAACCAGCAGTGCTAGTTAAGTAAAGTAATACGTCTGCAGCACAATCACCGTCTGTAATTGCAGCTGTAGTTACGCAATATCCATAGATTTGATACCACCCATATGCACTAGCACCAATCGCAGCCATAGCAACACCAACTCTGCCAACAGCATCAGCAACTGCTAAAGATGTTACATGAGCTTCATCAAAAGATACCCAAGAACCTGCGGCTGTAGAGGCGACCCCTTTGAGATAAATATACTCATTGGCGTTAGCATCAAAAGCTCTAGTTCCTAAAGCATGTTTTAAGGTAGTGTCAACAACAGAAGTGTCTCCGCTAAAAATTTGAACTCTTCCTGTTAAATCTGCCATGTTTATGATTTGCCAGTCATATATGAATGTGTACGACAAGCGTCAGTAACTAGATTTCCATAGAACAAAAATTGTCCAACAGATGCGTCTTGGTTGGTTGGGACTTTAAGTCCTGTCCAACAAAAACCATGATAGTTGGGTTTTGAAACATAACCTGGAAACTCTGGAATTGGGTAAGGCCAAGTGGCTAAACCAATGTGCCTTTCATTCAACCAATAAAAGTATCCTGAAGTGCACTTTTCGTCAGCAATAATTGGTTTTCCTCTGAAAAATAGAGAGGTAACACCAAGTTCTGCTCCAACTCCTTTCTTTACTCCAGCTCTGCTCCATTGTCCATATTCTTTGGATAAACCAGGCATTGGGTTGTTGAACATGATAGTCCCCATTGCTAAGCCCTCAATCGTAGTCCAAATTGTTTCGGTTGTAACACCTAATGTTGGTTGTTCATTTCCATGAACTGCAGCATTAAATGATGCACCTAGTTCGGAACGAGTGATTGTGTTAGACGAGGCATCAAGGTCAGAAAGCCAAGTGGTATATGTTCCTCTAGCTAAACCAGCGTAAGTTGCTACACCGTTTCCATCGTCAACGGCTGCTTTTAAACCAGTTAACTCTTTGTTGGAAGTTCCAGTACCGTCTGAATAGAGACCAGTACCGAAAGTGTCCATCATGTCAGCAGAGCAAGAATCCATTTCAACTTTTAATAGGTCAAGAACTTTTTGGTCTCCCTTATTGACTCCAATTTGGATACCAGCAGCTCCGACTGACCAGTAAAGTTGTTTAGGATTGTATTCTGCTAAAACTCTGGTTTGGTCTTGGTTAGTGCTGAAAGTATCCCAGAACGAGTACCATCCACCTGTAGTAGATTTTTGATACTTAATAGGTATTTTCAACTGTTCACCGCTGACCAATCTTCCCCAGGAGGTAGCGTCTTTTCTGGTTGAAAGAAATCTTCCAGCTAGAACGTTTCCGTCAAGAATATTATCAACTACCTTAGGAACAATATAGTCCTGGGTAATCGTAGTTACGACTTTGCTAAATATATTAGACATTCAAATAATCCTCACTTTATTTACCAACTCCAAACTTTTTTAATCCTTTTTGAATTGCTTCGTGGATAGACCCTACTTTCGTAGCGTCAAAATCCTCTTCTTTCACATCATCTGAAGTTTTTTTAGAGACAAGTGTTTTTGGTTTAATAACAGGAGTTTTTCCGCCCTTACTATCCTGATAAAGCTTAAATGCTTTATCTGGGTCAGTGAACCCATATTTCTCAATAATGCCCTCTAATTGTTTGACATTAAGAGATGGGTCAATAACTTTAAGGTCTTCTATCTTACTGTTATATTCGCTAAGAACCCTTTTCTCTTCTTCAGTTTTTTCAGTTCCAATCTTTGCTATCAACTCACGGATACGAGCCTCTTCATCCTTACGACCCTTTATATCATCGGTTGAAGTCTCTTTATCTTGTCCTGAAGTTTGAAGTTTTGTTAATTCTTCTCGCAACGTTTTTACCTTCTTGCTCTCTGCACGAAGGCGAGAAAGAGGTATTTTAGGTTCTTCAGACCCAGTGTCCTCATTACCCTTTTCCTTTTCCTCACCTGTTTCTTCAATTGATGTTTCTGAAGAGGTTTCAGGCTTCTCTTTTTCTTCATCAGCCATAATTTTATGGACGTTTTACCGTCTTTAGTGACACATTATTTTAACGAGCTTTAGTGCTCAATTCGACTTTATTTAACTTTACAAGGAACGACTTTGTATCCCAATTCTTTTAAAACCAAATATCTATGTCCTCCATTTATTCCAATATACCTGTCTCCCTGTCTTTTTACTATTAATGGTTCTTTAAGTCCATTTTTTAAAATATCTTCTTTTAAATTTTTAAAGTCCTCTTCTGTGTATCTTCCTTTTCCCTTAACTAATTTTTCTGTCCACTCCTCTATTTGTTCTAGTCTGAAAAAAGTTATTGGAAGTTCACTTTCGTTTATCTCTACTTTCATTACAACCCTCCTCCGCCCCCTAGTTTTTTACGACCTTGGGCGATTTCTGTTAAAGGTGAAGTTGTTTTACCGCCACCCTCTGTTGCCTCTCTTTTTTGTGCCTCTTGTGTTGCAGATTTTTGGGTAGGAGTTAATTGTCCCGATAACCATTGAATTAATCTTTCTGCTGATTCTTGTGGGTTGGGGAACTTTAATCTTTCGTATAATGTAATTGGGTCTAATGCTCCAACCTGGAATAATTGCATGGCCTCATTCCTTCTTGACACTTCATCTACCTGTAAGGTTGAACCATCTTTCACAAATACTTCCATTCCGTCTTCAATATTGTCTCTTGAGAAATTAATAAATTTTACTCCATTCTGTCCATAAACCTTAATTGTTTTTTGCGATACATAAAATAATTTAATAAATTGTGTTCCCCAGTTTCCTATTGAAGAAACGGCTCTATCTATTTCTCTAACCAATAAATCAATCCTTGAAATATCTCCCTGTTTTAAGAGTATTCTTCCACCAAGAGTCTCTGGTTGTTTTCTTTCTCCCCTGCTAGTTGAGTGAGTTCCAAAAATATTATCAAACGCATTTTCAGCAAACATTTTGGTTTGTGGAATATAGTTTGGAAGTGGTGGTGGAGATTCACGTCTAATCATATTTGGATTTCCAGCATCTGTTCCGTAAATTATCAACCCCTCTTCGTTAGTAATTCTAGTTCTTGCTTCTTCTTCTGACATTACTGCTGAATCTACAAACCAAGCTGCATTACCCATTTTCTTTGCGTTATTAACTATTTGTCTATTTAGGGTATTAATCACATCTTGTAGAGGAATTCCCTGTTCAATTAAGGAAGTTTCTCCTATAGTTGATTTTCCTAATCTAAATGGAGACAAAATAACGTACGGTTTTCTCGGTCTTCTAAAGTGATTAAAGAAAAGGGTTTCGGATGGGTCATCTTTGTTGGTCTGTCCTTTAAAATCAAAATATGGGTTTGGTTGCTTTTTTAATATTTTATCACCATATCTCCAAAACACAAAATCATTCGTCCAAACTTCCCAAATAGTTGTAGCTCCTTCATATCCATCTTCGGTTTTTGTCATGCTCTTCTTAACCTCTTCTTTCTTTTCTTTTCCAAAAAAATCTTCAATCTCTTCTAAAGTCATGTCCACTTTTTCAATAATAAAAGGAACTTCATCTTCATTCGTTCCGTATTGTGGAAGCCAAATCCTTTGTGGTCTAACAGTTTTTAAATTCCAATCGTCTATGTATTCATCCCAGAAAACTTTAATTACTCCAAATCTATAAATAATCATGTGCCTAGCCGCTTGTTCTAAAAATTTCCTAACGTGTCTTGGTTCGTACTGAAGTTTAAGTATTTCTTGAAGAGAGTTAGCTAGTTCCTGCGAGGCATCAGTCTCTTGAGCTGGTAAAGCAACGAACTGAGCTGGATTTGAGGTCATAATTGGAACTATCGTTTCCACACCCATAAAAATCTGATTCTGAACGGCGTTGCACTTATGAGATGGAATTAAGTCTCTCCCAGTTTGATTTCCTAGATAATACCTTTCGTTAATATCTTGAACTTTTTTAAGTTCATCGTGAAAATTTGTGGACTCTTTCATCCACCTATTCGCCAATGCTATTAACTCGTCATCGTCCAAGCTAACCGAAGGCTCGATGTCTGTTAAAACGTCTGTTGTTATAAACGGTGATTCATACATATTATTCTAACCCCCTTGATTTTGTATATGATTTAATATTTTTTACGTCTGAACTTTTTAATATTCCCTCCTTTTGTTTTTCATAAAGCTTTTCTTCTCTTTTTTCTTTAAATTTATTTTTCATCACCTCTCTCTCTGCTTTTTTTGAAACGTCTTCTGGAGCACCGTAATAAAGTCCGAATAATGGATTGCTTGGTTGTATTAAATCACAGGCTTCTGGAGATATGTGAAGCTTATACCCACAAGTCCAACACTCTCCCTTAAAATATTTGTCGTTCCTCCTTTTGTTCTTCCACAATTCAACCTTAAACCTTTCGTTACAATTAGGACATTTTAGTTTTTTTCCTCCAATCGGAATATCAATAAACTCAATCTCTGGCATCTTCTCTCCTTTTTTTAATTTTAGCTTAAACATCACCATAGTGTCCTCCAGTCTCTTCCCCCAACCCTGTATTTTCCAGGAGGAGGAGCAAGACACGGCATTTGTTTATCTTTTACCTCGAAACTAGTAACTTTTTGCCTTAATCTCTCCGATTTATCTTTAAATATTGCTGTTTTCTTCGAATATTTCATTATCATATGAAGTCCGTAAACCATAGCATCAAACAAATCGTCTTTATCTCCAGTTGGGAATAAAATAGTCTGGTCTATCAGCTTCTGGCTTTTAAGAAACACCCATCCGTTCTCGAACATGTGGGTTATTCCCATCGCCCTGGTGAATTTATCTTTCGGTTCTTTCCTTTTCTTCTGAGTTCCTGAATAACTACCCAGAGTAATCTGTTGAATTGGGAGATAAAACCCTCTTTCTTTTCCCTCTTTTAAGAAAATTGGCTTTAAAACCTGTTGATATGCTATCGCCTCTATTCCTATCTTAACTGGATTATGCTTTTTATAAAGGTCTAATAAATTATCTCTAATTTCCCATATTCCCCACTTTCCAGCACGAGATTCCACCTCATAAATGTCTTTTTCTTCGTCTATTCCTAGTATAACCATTCCAGTTTCGTCTGCTTCTTCTTTTTGAGAAATTGCTGGGTCTATTATTAGATATTTTGTTAAATCTTTAGGAAGCTTTTTCCAGGTCTTAATCCATTCGTTTTTAATCAACTGGTGAGTAGAAGCCATCGGATTGTTCTGAAACTCAGCCTCAAATTTATAAGTACCAATTTCTGCCTTTCTTTCAAATAGTTTCTTAGTAGGCCATCTTTCCTTCCAAATTGACTTACCGTCAACCAAAGCTTTATACTTTTTAGTAGTCCATCCTTTAAATTCCTTTTTTCTAGCTATTATATCATTTAAAAGTGCTAGTGGATGTAGAATTGTTCCTATTACGATTAACTGCTGGTCTAGAGTTAAAGTGTTAAGCAAAGCTCCTAAAAACCATTCTTTTAGTTTTTCTCTCTGCTCTGAACTACGAACTTGGTCATCATCCTCTAAATCATCGCACAAAACATGAGTAGGTCTAAATCCACGAACCTGACAACCTCTTCCTTTGGCTCTTAGTTGGTTCAATATCTTCCCTTCCATCGTATCAATCGTAATATGAGTTTCCGTCCATTTTTGTGATTTCTGGTCTCCCCAGACCAAATAATCAAAATCATTCCTCAATAAATCGTTCGTCTCCAGTTCATTCCTCATCCAGATTACCCATTCTGTAGCTAAACTCCCTGAAGCTGATATAGTTAATACATCCACATTCTTTTGAGTAAGTATCAGCCATAATCCGTAAATCTTTTGTACAATCGTTGATTTGGCAAATCCTCTGGGAGCAGCGACAGCTAACCTCGTTTCCCTTAATAATGCGTATATTTCTTTATGAAACTCTGGGGTTTTTGATTTTAAAAGGTGCTTTAAATATGTCTCAGCGAAATAAATAATATCCCTCTCACATCGCTTGACCCTTAATAATTCTATAATAGCTTGTTCTTTGGGTTTCATAACAATCTAGCTGGTATAAAATAACCCCTCTCTTTCAATTCCTCTACATTTATAATCTCTAATCTACTCTCCAATTCCTTAAATTCTGGAGAATCTATCCATTCATCGTGCTTATAAGAATTAATGGCGAAACATAAGTCTTGAGCGTCATACTCGTCAAAATTTATTTTTGATACGCTAATCTCCTTAGCGTCTTTTGATACGCTAATTTTAGCGTTCTCTGTTACGCTATCTCCCTTATCTGGAACGCTAATTCCCACACCTTGGAACGCTAACTTCCTACAGCGTGCACTACAATACTTAGACGTATTTCTTTTAGCTTTATATTCTTTATTACACGATATACACTTCATTTTGTCAATTATCTATTTATCTAATTTTTGTACGTAAAATTTGAGATAGACAATACTTATACTACACAAATCCACAACGACACCCTCCCCCCTCTTACTTGCTTGTCTACATTATTATTATCGCTCTAATTAGCGTTCTAAGGCGTTTTGTGGGTTAAAAGGTTCTTTAAATCAAATTCGTTTAAATCTTGTAGTTTAGCCTTAATCTCAAGCTTTACGTTGGTTTGTATGTGTTTTTGTGCGGGATAAACGTCTAGAATTGTAGCTATCTCTTTAAACATAGTTGATTGTATCTTATAATCAGGAGCGTCTGTTAAAATAGCTTCTCCTTGATGAACGGCTACCTTTTTAGCGTTTAATAGTTCTTTGGCTTTTTCTTGTAAATTAGGAGTTAGGTTTGTTAAATACTCTTTTAGTTCTTGTTTGAAGTTATCGTTTGCTAATAAGCGAGAACCTTTTACTCTTATACCTTGATTAGTTATTTCTTTATGGCGTTTTTTAAGAGCTTTACTCATATTAAAGCCAGAATTGACGTAATCTTTTGCGGTTTGCTTATAATATGCTTGTTTATTATATATTGCCATTTTATTATCGTTCTAATTGCGATTTTAAGGCGTTTTTTTTGGCTTTAGGTCTTAA